CGTGTGGCGTCCGATTCAGGCGAGCGTTTCTAGCTATGGGACAAACGGTGTATATCTAAAGTTTGACCCTGGTGCCACCAACGGCATCGGTCACGACCACAGCGGCAACGGCAATAACTTTACGCCTACTGGCTTCACCACCTCCGGCACTGGTACGGACGTGATGAGCGACACGCCGACGACTAACTACGCAACTTGGAACCCACTAGACAACACTGGCGTCACGCTTGCTAATGGCAATCTTGATTTTAGTGGTGGTTCTTCAAATGATTGCGGAGGTACTTTCGCGGTTGCAAGTGGTAAATGGTATTGGGAAATTGAATGCCGTACCGACATTGGTCCGGGCGGACAGCCATTAGCTCATGGCATCCACAATGCTTCGGTAACTTCAGATTTCAGGCTTCAAGCAGTTTGGTTTTATACCGACGCATCATCAAACAGTCAGGTTCGTCGATATGCAAATAATTCAAATGTTGCGCAGGTATCAATGCCAGCATCTATTCGCGATATTGATATTGGCGACATTCTGCAAGTCGCCTATGACGCCGACTCTGGCGAGGTGTGGTTTGGTGTTGACAATACTTGGATGGATGGTTCTGGCGGAACAACTGGCAATCCCGGATCAGGAAGCAATCCCGTTTTTACCCTGCCCGATGCCAGTATTCCAATGACTCCTTGGCGGAGCCATGCGGGACTTAATTGGGACGGTTATACCAACTTCGGACAACGCGACTTTGCCTACACCCCACCGACCGGCTTCAACGCACTGAACACCGCCAACCTGCCCGCGCCGACGGTTAAGGATGGGTCGGATTATTTCCAGACGGTTACCTACAGCGGCACTGGAGCCACCCGAGATATAACTGTTGCAGACAACACTGATAATGCTTGGCAACCTGATTTGGTGTGGATCAAGAATAGAGATATCACGGATCACCATGCTTGGTTTGATTCCGTCAGGGGTGTTTTGAATTATATTTCTAGTAACAGAACCAATGTGGAAGCGGCATTGGCAAACAGCCTGACATCTTTCAACTCCGATGGATTTACGCTTGATTCTGCAAACCTGACTAACTATCTGAATCAGGCTTACGTTTCTTGGAACTGGCTCGCAGCAAACGGCACCGAAGTCCTTGACGCTGGCAGCATCAACAGCACGGTAAGCGCCAACCCCACCGCTGGGTTCTCGATTGTTAACTGGACAGTCGGATCAACGGACAATCAAACGGTTGCGCATGGTCTCGGTGTGCCGCCCGATTTAATTATTACTAAAAATAGGGATACCGGATATGGATGGGCAACCTATCACTCACCTCTAGGAGCAACCAAATATCTAACATTAGATACATCAAATACTCCTGTTACAAATTCAATAGCTTGGAACAACACGGAGCCAACTTCCACTGTTTTTACGGTCGGAGACGCTTCTTGGTGGGGTAGTTCAACTGATAGCATGATCGCCTACTGCTTTGCCGAAGTCGAAAACTACAGCAAGTTCGGCAGCTACACCGGCAACGGGTCATTGGACGGTCCGTTCGTGTACTGCGGATTTAGACCTGCGTGGGTGATAATCAAGCGGACAGACGGAACAGGAGAATGGTTTATGGTTGACACTTCTAGAAATCCTTACAACCCTTCTGACCAAGATTTGTTTGCAGACTCCGATACTAAAGAGACTTCATCTTCAGGGAAAGACTTGCTTTCCAACGGATTCAAGATTCGAGAAAGCGGAGCAAGTATGAACGCTTCAGGCGGTAGTTTTATATTCATGGCGTTTAGTGAACACCCATTCGGCGGCTCCGGTGTTTCGCCCGCCACTGCTCGCTAGGATCTAAAGTAAGATCCACTAAACTAGAAGTAAAAGAGATTGGTTATGTTTGTCGCTGACGGAAAAACTATCCGTGTAGGTAAGGCCTTTACGTTAAACGGCATTCAGTACCCTGCGAACTGGCTTCGTCTTGCCACCGAGAGAGATAAAGAGCTGGCCGGCATCTCCTGGGTTCCTGATCCAGAACCCTATGATGGCCGCTTCTACTGGGGCCGAAATGAATCGGGCACCCTCCTCCCCAAACGACTGGAGGATGAACCTGCAGTTGATGAGAATGGAGATGCAGTTCTTGATGGTGATGGTGAGCAAATCATCAATACTGGCCTGAAGACTCAGTGGGTCAAGCAACAAAAGGAAATTGCAGGTTCACTTCTGGCATCTTCTGATTGGTATGTCACCCGTAAGGCGGAGGATCCGACCGCTGAGATCCCTGCTGCGGTTTCGACTTATCGCGCTGCTGTCCGCACCACCTGCGGAATCCGTGAAGAAGAGATCAAAGCCTGTACCACCACCGACGAGCTGAGGGCATTACTGACCAACCAGCCTGAGGTCATGAATGACGCTGGTGAGATGGTCGTTAATACCGAGCCATTCATCACACCCTGGCCCGAGCAGGGTTGATTGAAAGAATCCTTCGATTACAATTAGACTATCTAGAACTAGTCCACTGTGTCATACATCGGGAGACAACCAGCCCGTGGACAGAACCGTGAGATTGATGACATCTCGGGCTCTTTTAACGGGACGTTAACATCATTTGATCTTGAGGTAAGCGGCACTGCTGTTTACCCAGCAAGCACTAGCCAGCTGGTTGTTTCCGTTGGTGGTGTGATTCAGAACCCCAGCGTTGACTATACCGTATCGGGTAATCAGATCACCTTTACCACTGCTCCGGCTAGTGGTTTGGACTTCTTCGCCATCATGCAGGGCGATGCGGTCGATATCAACACACCGGCTGATGGTTCGGTTACCGAGGCGAAACTAGCTTCTAACTTCACTGGAGCGACAGGTGGTGCAGGCAACCACGTATTTCTCCTTAATGAGCAGGCTGTAGATACTGACTATACGATTCCGACTGGGAAGAACGCCGGCACATTTGGCCCCTGTACTGTGAACTCCGGGGTCACGGTCACCATACCTTCGGGTTCTACCTGGACTGTTATTTGAGGTAAATTAAGATCATGCCTATTGCTATTAACGGCGACGGAACGATTACTGGAATATCAGTCGGGGGATTGCCTGACGGCATCGTCGATAACGATATGCTTGCGGCAGGAACGCCTAATTCGGCTGCACTGCCTACTGGGACAGTTTTGCAGGTACAGCACACTTCAAGCAGTACAAATACAACCAACAGTACGTCAACATACGCAACCCTGCTTTCACAGACAATTACTTTGTCAAGCACGAGTAATTATGTCTTGGCTTTCGCCTCAATAAGTCTGCGGGTGAACCAGAATACTAACGCTTATGGAGATGTAGCGATTTATCATACCGACACATCAGGCACACAAGTTGTTCAGGTATTTAACGGCCAGAATGAAAACGTGAATAGTGATTATAATTTTACTTGTTTGGGCAGACACGCACCCTCATCGACGGATGAACAAACTTATGTGCTCGCTTTCAGAAGAGGATCCTCAGGCACTACCAGCGTAAGCACGGACAGCAGACTACACCAGCTTATTCTTGTGGAGGTGGCAGGATGAACCCGACTAAAGTTGATGCACTTCATTCTCTCTGCCCTGGCGCTGATTGGGTGCTGCGTGATGATGATTTGGAATGGCTAGATGCCAAACAAACTCAGCCAAGTGCTGCTGAAATTGAAGCAGAAGTGGTTCGCCTTCAGGCTGAATACGAATCCAAACAATACCAACGCAACCGCCAACCTGAGTACCCCTCACTGGCCGACCTTGCCGACGCCTTGTACTGGTCAAGCAAGGGGGATGATACTAAAATAGAAGAATATTATGCGGCGTGTGAAGCTGTGAAAGCTAAGTATCCGAAGCCGACCGGAGGTGCGGAATGACACTTAAGTTAAACGGTAGTAGCGCCGGCTCGGTATCTATCGACGCTCCTGCGGACACCAGTCCGACGGGAACTGACGTTACCCTGACCCTGCCGACTAGCGCGGGTAGTGCTCATCAGGTACTAAAAAACAGCGCAACAGCTGGAACACTTGAGTACGGGTTGACGCTTCCTAGTGGTAACGGCACTAGCGGTCAATACCTGCAGACCGATGGAGTAGGTGGGTCGAGTTGGCAGACGGTTACTGCGGGTACTACTTGGACAACACAACAGGAAGATGCAACCGGATCAACAGGACTCCTTTTAAGCAGCATACCTCCCTCTGTTGAGCAAGTTATTATTGCTTATAGCAATTTATCAGTCAGCACGACTGGATCAGTACGTATTCAGATTGGCGATAGCGGAGGTCTGGAAACAAGTGGATATAATATGTTTAGAGGATTTTTTGGAACCAGCACTGGAGGTGGCGCAGCAACTACTTCGTTCTGGGGTATGGAAAATTTCACTAGTGCTTCAAACTCATACGCCGGAACTGTATTTATTACTAGGCGCTCGAACACTGGATGGACCGTAATGTGGAACCAAAGTGAAACTACATCGGACAGCGTAGGTGTATGCGTGGGCGAAAAGTCCTTGTCTGATGTTTTGACTCAAGTTCAGCTTTATCCCTCCGCTGGGACCTTTGATAACGGCGACGTTCGTTTTAAATACCTTTCTTGATTATGTTTATTAAACAAATTAACGCACAGACTGGAGAGGTCAGCGAAGTAGAGCTGACTGCTGAAGAAGTATCTATTCTTCAGCCACCTAGAGTTTTTACCGAAAAAGAACAAAGAGGCAACCGCGCCTCTGCCTACGCCGCAGAAGCCGACCCACTGTTCTTCCAGGCACAGCGTGGAGAAGCTACTATGGATGAATGGACCGCAAAGGTCGCTGAAATCCGTACCCGTTATCCATATCCTGGAGACGCAGAATGAGTACAATCCGCGTAAATGCCATTCAAAATACCAACACTACTGATGGTGGTATCGCTATTGATGGCTCTGGTCACGTAAGTATTGAAGGCCAGACACTCCCTTCTGCTGGACCGCTTAGTAACCGCAACCTGATCATCAACGGTGCGATGCAGGTGGCTCAACGGGGGACGAGTAGCACTAGCAGCGATTTACGAACTGTTGACAGATTCTATTACAACTTTGGCAACACCTTGGCTGGGACGCAAAGCCAGCAAACTTTGTCCAGCGGAACACCCTATAACGAAGGTTTCAGGAACTTCTATCGTTTTGCTATTAGCACAGTTGGATCAGCAACGAGCACTTACTGCCAACTGATTCAAGGAATTGAAGCTCAAAACATTGCAACCAGTGGGTGGCAGTATGCTTCTGCTGATAGCGATGTAACCGTCAGTTTTTGGGTTCGCTCCAGCGTTGCTCAAACTTTTTATGGCGCACTTAAAACCGTTGACGGTACGGCTCAAAATTACGTCTTTTCGTTTGCACTAAGTGCTGACACATGGACCAAGGTTACGAAAACTATTCCAGGGAACAGCAACGTAACAATTAACAACGACAATGGACGTGGCGCTGAATTGGTCATATATCCGTTCATGGGCACCAACTATACAGATTCAGGTGTCAACGTAGATGCGTGGCAAGCTTATAGCGGCGGCACCCGTGCTCCCGATATGGCTACAGACTGGGTGCTTACCAACGGAGCCACCTTTGACGTTACCGGCGTCCAATTAGAAGTCGGATCCGTCGCCACACCGTTTGAACACCGGAGCTACGGCGATGAGCTGGCGAGGTGTCAGCGGTATTTCCAAGTTTGCATAAGAAATGAAGAATTTGTCACTGCCTGTGTCACTAGCTCTAGTGGTGCTAATACTGGTCTAGCATTTGTAAATGAAATGAGAGCGGCACCGACAATAACACTTGCAACTGCGGGAAGTAGTGCAGGCAATGTAGCCTTCCTTACTACAGGCGGTGGCACACCTTCAACAATAGGAAGTCATGAGGCTTTGTCAATAACTACTTACGGCTTTAGATTTAAAGCTTCAGGTTATAGTGCTTCAGGATGGACTTCTGGAGCGGCAACAAACGTGTATGGTTATAGTACAGCAACTGTTTACACTGCAAGTGCGGAGTTGTAAAAAATGTACAAACTAATTAACAACCTGATGGGAGAACTTTCTTCTATTCACCGGATTTCGGATGACGCATTTATCCCCTTAGATCCTGGCAACACCGACTACCAGGAGTACCTTGCCTGGCTAGCAGAAGGCAACGAACCGCTTCCTGCTGACGACTGATGATCTTCAAAATCCTTATCACAGTCCTTGCACTGTTTCCCAATCTCCTGATTGGTTACGTCTTTGTGAATAAAGACGCGATCATCCAGCAGCAAAAGGATGCACTGATCAAAACCATCAGTGGACAGCTGACGGACCAGCTTGGCAAGCAGACGAAAGCCTTGACCGGAAACATGGACTCCATGTTCTCCGACAAAATCAAACCCGAAATGCAGAAGCAGCACGATCAACAGCTCAATGTGCTCCCCAAGCAGACTGGTCCCGCAATTCCCATGGGGTAATGGCTGACATACCTGATGTAGGTATCAACAGCATTAAACCCATCCAAATCCATAGCTGGATGGTTGCACCTCCTGTGGTGAATGCCATTCAGGTCCCCGTGACGGTAAATCTGAGCAAGCCTGTAGTGCTTTTACCAGGCTGCATAAAGACTCATCCACAGTCGGGCAAGTCAAATACCATCACAGCCGATGACCCAAATGGGGTCAGAACTTACTGCGATGCAAACGCACCATCTTTTACGCCCCTGGACTACGCCCCAGAGGACCTAATCCTTACGACTGAAGCGCCGGTCCCTCCCTATAAAGAGGACAATCCGAAGCCCGAAAGCACTCCAGAGATACCTAATCCGGCGCCAATACCAGGAACACGATCTGAAACCCCACCTGAGGACAGGAAGCCCGAGCAGATAGAGGTAAAGAAGCCGGCTGCACCTGTAGAGACAACAAAAACAGAACTAAAGCTGACTGATTATCTTCCGGCTCCCGAACAGGTTACGACGACAGCTTCTATTGCTGTGGTTGCGACCTCAGCGGCCCTCCTAGCAAAGCCGCTTGCCGACTTGCTTCTAAAGCTGGTGAAGCCTGCAGTGAAGAAGACGATGAAGAAGATTGCTGCCTTGCGTGGGAAGCCCCAGAAAATGGAATCACTTCAAGAGAGACGTCTTGCTCAGCGTGACCGGAACCGTGCACTTCGTCAGTTGAGGCGGGCCTTAAAGAAATAGGATGAACATGAGGAGCAATCGTTTCCCCTGGCATCTTCACCACAATGTCAGCGCATACTTTTGCAAATTGCGATCCGGGACGGAAAGTGATACCAGCCTTAGCTAACTCACCGCAATTTTTTAATCTGGCAATCTCAAAATCAAGGCGTCGATTAGCAAGTGTTTGCTCTTGCAGTGCAATTTGAGCCTCTACAGCACGCTTACATCTCGACTGAAGACCACCGTCAAGAGGGATAGAAAGGGTAGCCGAGAGACCCCCATTCCAGCTGTAGTTACTCTTTTGCCCTGTTCTCACAGGTTTGTAGTACAAGACCTTACCGGGATTATCGATGACACCATCATCATTCAAATCACTGGTGTCATAGACAGGATCGTTGTAATAATCTTCATAAGGAGTCTGGAAAGACCCAGTGCGTGTCATGAATGGAGTTACATTTAGTGTCGGCCCTTGACACTGGATTCCTCCGCCATATGTATTAGTAATGTACGGACCTTGCAATACCTGAATAGCTTGATTTGTTACGCTCCCACTACTATTTGCAATAGGATTAGCAGTAGCACTAACCCCACCGACATCCCCAGCCAACGCAGGAGTATTAAGTAGAGATAGTACACCTACTGAGAAAAGATAGAGGTACTTTCTGTAACGCTGCGTATTTCCGTCGTTCTGTTGATAATCGTTTGATTCGAGAGGCCGGGGCCTCGAAGAGTCTCCGTGAACTGGAAACCCTGACCCTGATCTACGATCGTCCAGTTTGGTTTGTTCGCCCCATCCAGTGTTGTCCATGTGCTCGTGACACCGTTGATGGTATTGCTGGCACCGGCAGTCGTACCTGGCGCGATGCTATCGCCTGTGTGCTTTATATTAGTGCCTGTCACAGAATATTGGTATCCTGTGTTGTAATCCATAGAATTTATCACCTCAGTAACGACAGATGTCGTCTCTGTCTTCGAGGTAAGACTTCCTTGCGTGAAGTTCGGCACCACCGGGACAGCAGCACTCGGCTGCAGCACTCCATGAAGGATGCCAAGGACTAAACCTAGACCTATGCCTTCATGGAGGCGATCCATTTATCTAACAGTGATCTCGCTAACGTATTGCCCGGTTGCACTGGTTCCGGCCCCACCTGCGGTCACGCTGACAGCGCCTGCAGAGGTAATTGTTCCAGCCAAGGTTCCTGCAGTACCTGCAGAGGTTGAGGTGATGTCGGAGAAGTTAGCGACATCACCTGTCGTCACGGCTGCGGTGGGAATCGCATCGCCCTGCGTATAGGATTGAGAGAAGCTGAAAGTGTTGCCGCTGGTTGCCTGAGTCGCGGTGATAGAAGGACCTGCGGAAACACCAGTGGTGATAGCTAAGGAACCAACCGAACCGGATGTGGTTCCGTCTGTGGTGTCAATCCCTGAGCCAGATACACTATATGAATTGCCGATCCTGCTTACATTTGTTGCAGCAGCATCAACGGTAAGTTGGACTGAGCTTTGAAGTTTATGTGTGATATCGGCATATGCAGGCGCCCCCGCAAATGCGAGAATAACTAACAAACGCCGCATGGTAAATTCTCGTTCTTACTTTGATATTAGTAGAGGCACATTTAGTTTAAAATGTTCACATGAAAGATGAAGAATCTCAATTTTCTCTTAGGGATTTACTTGCGACCTTAGTGCCTGCAGGTGTTCTCTCCTGGGCCTTGGCGATGTTGACTGCCAGCTACATGGGGCAGATCAAGATCGACGCGGCTTTCATCTCGTCTTTGGTGACGTCTGTTCTGGCAGTCTACGGAATCAGCCGCAAGGAAGACGGCAAGAAAACCGAGAAGAAACCACCTATCATCGAGCCGAAGGACGAACCACCGATCATTAAGTGAACCCAAAGAAAGTAGGCGACGTATTTAGCATCCGCGCAGTTTGCGATACGAGCCTACTGGTAGCTCCTGGAGTCACAGAAGGTGAAGCCAGCATCAGTCAAGGCTGGTTCTGCCCAAGTTGCACCTTTCTTTATGAGGTCGATGGCTTCTTAAAGATTGGAACAGGTCTTGGTGTCTGGTGGATTGAGAAGAGCCACTGGAGCTGCCCAGAAGATGAAGAAGTTGTTACGCCGTATGTTCAGGAAGGAGATCTTCGCTACCTACCCAACGTCCCTTACTTCCAGCACATAGAAGCCGATAGAGATAACGTACGTCACTCTTTGGTCTGCACTCTTTCGGCGGTCCTCATCTACTTAGGTATAGGCAATATTGAAAGCTATGAAGATTATTTAGAGATGTTATCTAAGCACGGTGACGGCTCTTTCCGGGCTGACCACCGTCATGCTTTCGTTGAAAGGGGACTGACGTTTGCATTTAGCAGCAGCATTGGACCACTAGAAGTCCAGGACGCGATCGATGCAGGCATCCCAGCAGTTCTTCAGGTTGCCTACAGGGGAACGCAGAAGACTCCTTATGGCTTCAACTATTACGTCTTGATCCACGGCTACACCCCCACGCATTGGCTCTGTCATGACCCCTGCGGGCGCCTTGACCTGGTGAATGGGTTCTGGGCCTCGGAGTCGCGTGAAAGTGGCGAGTCGATCCTCTACAGCCGCTCAGAGATCGAAAACAGGTTGTTCCGTGGTGGGGGCGCCAGCGGTGTCGGTTGGGTTAACTTTAAAGAAAATTAAGCTATAGTTGGTTCGAAGTTTTTCCGGCTAATGGATAAGATCCTCTTGGATACTGAAGAGCAGCTCCGCGCTCAACAGCAAGAACTGGCAGACCGTATTCGTGCCACTGAAGAGGCACTCATGCGTGACAAGGAGCTGTATTTGAAGGTGACCGGAGCCCTCGAATGCGTGGCAATCCTTAAGCAGCGCACAGAAGAAGAGGCCAAGCAATCCGATGGAAACCTAGAGATTGCGGGTATCTGACATGCTGAGTGACTTGAACCATGGCCGGTACAAAGCGCTCTGTTTGATCTCAGAACACCTCAACCCTCCGTCTCGTGAGCTGCGGCTCGATGCGATCATCCAGGATGTCTCCGATGAAGACCTTAAGTGGGTCTCAGAAAGGCTTCATTTTTACGTATTGAAGCTGCTTGAGGAGTCGGATTACGACCCTGCTCACGATGACTTCGAGCAGATCGGGTTGACTGATTGATGGGAGCGGAGGGACTTGAACCCTCACAGCCACAGTGGCCGACAGATTTTAAATCTGGTGCGTCTACCGATTCCGCCACGCTCCCTTGGCGCAGAGCTTAGCTAAAAATACAAGTGTGTGCAGCCTACAGTTTTGACAAGGCTGGAATACCAAAAGTGTTTCATTGCGAGCAAGATCTTTTAATCAACCTCATTGTTCTAAGCCCGAAACATGCCCGAAAGAAATTTAGGCATTACATCTTCGAAGCTTGGGACTGGAAATGTGCTTACTGCGAAAAGGATCTGACTCCTGACACTGCAACGATTGACCACATTCTCCCGAAACACAAAGGCGGGCACAACGTTAGATCGAATATGTGTTGCTGCTGCAGTGGCTGCAACCGTTCCAAAGGCTCCAGCTTGCTTGAAAATTGGTACACAGAGACTAACGATCATTTCACAAAAGAAAGGTTTGATAAAATCAAGTTATGGCTTGATCAAAAGACAAGCTCAATAAAATTAACGGGCACAGAAAACGCCCACCCTTATATCGACAATGACCTCTTCATCAGCTGGATCGCAGCGTGATTCTGGTGCTTTTCTCCAGGGTTACCTAGAAAAACTCAAAGAAGAGCGTGTCCCTGGAGCTGGCGATGCTGCTCTTAAGGGCGAAGTCCGTAATGACATTGTCGGCAAGGTCGACCGAGGCGTTCTGAAGGTCTGATATGGCTGACCGCGCCAAAGCTAAGGCACTCGCTAAAGAGCGGATGAAGTGCAACAAGCCTCGTCGCACGCCTGACCACAAGACCAAGTCTCATGTGGTTAAAGCATGTGAGGACGGTGAGGAGAAGATCATTCGCTTTGGGCAGCAGGGCGTGGAAGGCGCTGGCAAGAACCCCAAGACTGCAAAAGAGAAAGCCCGCAAGGCTTCTTACTACGCAAGGCATGATGCCCAGGACGCTGATCCTGACAAGATGTCGGCTCGCTACTGGAGCCACAAAGTTAAATGGTGACCCAAGATGGAAGATAAAGTAAAGAAGGTGATGTCTGAGTTCAAAGAAGGTGAACTCAAGTCAAGCAGCGGCAAGAAAGTCACTAGCAGGAAGCAGGCCTTGGCTATCGCTTTGGCCATGCAGCAGAAAGCTCGGAAAGGAAAGAAGGGCTAGATAAGCGGCCAGCTTCTGAACCACTTGGTGAGGATGTACTTGTCATGGCTGACCGGGGGCAGTGCCTCGTGCATCGTTTTGTAGTTTGGTATTCCGTTTTTGTAAAGGTTATTCCAGGCCAAAAGCATCCCGCGCTTCGGCTGGAAGGTCTTCTTTAAGTACTTGAAGTAGGTTTCCCCTCCAGAGGCGACGTCATTGAGGTAGATCATGACGGTCCAGGTTCGCTGGCCCATCCATTCGCAATAAACTTTGTACTCTTTGGTAAAGGGATCAAAGAAGTCCCAGTGTTCCTTGTAGTATTGGGTTGGTAGGTACTTCTGAGCTTGGAGCGACTCCCCTAAAAATGGATCGAGACCCATAAACTCAGTGATCTTCTTATCGATATATAGGTAGTAATTATCATCAAAGTAGTGTAGGTTTGCTGTGCTACTTGTCCTGTAGTCTGATACCTTACCTGTGTCCCGGAGATCGGATACGGTTGACGGTTTCAGGCCTTGATCGATGTAATCAATCAGCTTTTCACACTCTTCTTCTGATAAGAAGTCTTCACGTTTATACATCTGCGTGAAGGGGAACTTTATACGTTCTGCCTTATCTTTTATGGGTAGGTTGTAGAAGTATTTGTAGTCGATGCGATCAGGCCTGGACTTGAATTCCGAGAACTCAAGCGCTTGATTGACCTCTTCTTTGGTCCAGCCGTAGTCTTTCTCGTAAGTACGGAGTAGTTGGGTCTTGCTGACGCCACTGATAGCACCCTTCATGAAGTGCTCTATGAGTACCTGATCCAAGGTTTTTTACGACAGACCTCACGTACAATATATTGATAGAACACTTACATGACAGTGGAGTTCTGCGCCTTAACATTTGCTTTGCTTTTCAGTGGAGCACTTGGTATAGGCAACTATTCCCTGAAAGGTTTCTCAGATGATGGACATCGACAACCCAGCCGACGAGTTCTTGGCGAGGTATATCGAGGAAAACGCAGGAGTGCTGCGCCCGGAAGATATTGACGAGAAGACTGGACTCCCTAAGATGAAGCTCGAAAAACAGACCGCTGGTCTTGGCTACGAAGACGAAGACTAGCTCCAGTTGCTAGTTAATTCAGCGCTGTTAGGATACCTTTAAGGTTGAGAATTACCATGGATGCATTAGGGCTTCCAGTGGACGTGGAATTTCAGATCCACGCAGCATCAATTGCCATTCAAGCAATGGATCGTGACGAGCTCGAAGAGGCCTTCATCGAGATGCTCCATCAAAAGGCCATGGACAAGCAAATGTTCCTAGGCGTTCTCAAAGATCACGGCATCGATGCCGATATCAAATTTAATTTCTCCACTATCGGGCAAATCTCCTAAGCACCATGGCAGAACGCACTGTTAAGGGTACTCGTACCACCTTCTCCGTTAGCACTGGGTCTGATATCACCAACGAAGGTGCAGGTCCTGGTCTCGATCGCTCGTCCAACATCCGCTGCTTCAAGTGCAACCCTGGTAGCACTGGCGACCTTACGGTTGACATTGTTCGTTCGACCGGTGTGAGCCGCGTACAAATCTTCCAAGAAGATAACTTCACTGGAGGCAGCGCACCCACCGGACTTTCCAAGGACACCAACATCTCCCAATCTGGTAAAGGCAAGGGCAAAGTCGGTGTGGCTGTTACCGATGCTTCAAAAGACTATCTTGTTTATATCTACAGTGATGGCTATTCTGAGATGAGCTACGACGCCATCGTTGACGTCCCGTAAAGGACAACGGACCTGGAAGGAACATCCGTTCCTTACGGAAGCCGGTATTCAAATCATCAAGACCTATACGACGCCTCATACTTATTTAGGTATGGGGCGTTTTGGTTCGTATAAGGACTACGGTGAAGCTGATTACCGGATAGGTTACGGCAGTTTGAAGCTTGGTAAAAGGCGTGTCGGCTTCCATGAAAAGGCGACAGCTGAAGAAATCGAGCGACAACTTGAAGAAGATCTAAAGTCTTTTTCTGACCAAGTCGCGGAGTACGTCCATGTTCCCCTCAATCGAAACCGTAAAGGAGCAGTTCTTAGCTTTGCTCACAGCATCGGTTTGCTTGCTTTTAAGAACTCTCGACTGCTCGAGCTGATCAATCGTCACGCCTCGAAGACTGAGGTCATCAAGGAGTGGAGCCCTTACATCAACACATATTGGCTGTGTGGTGGGGACCAGATGAGAGATCGCCGTCGCACCGAGCTCAACATCTACCTAGCGGGTGACAAGGAGATCCCAACTTTCACCAAGCACAACTGCCATACAGCGGCTTGTCTCCTAAATCTGGCTGATACCTACACTGGCGCACCGACTCAGATAAAAGCAATCGAATACTTAGAGAAAAAGATTAAGGAGTGGGACCCTTCTGGTCATGTGATTCGTCGGTTTTATCGGACTTGGACCCAACCCCCAGCTGGTTTAGGGTGTCCACAGCGTCCAGGTCAAAATGTCGAAGAAGATCAATAGCGTCAAGGATTCTCAGCTCTTCGCTATAGGCATCTAGAAACTCCTCATACTCCATCTTTCGGCTTATTCTTTAGGGCGATTTTGAGAAGAACAAGGTAGCCAATCAGGTCAATCAGGACATCTTCGTCCTCATCGATAAGGCCGGCCCCTTGTTTGATACGATTTAGTTTATCGTCAATCCTTACAAGGATCTGCTCTACTTCGTCCGATTTGCTAAAGATGCGGACAGGGTTGAGCGCAGAGTTCCCATACTTTATGTTCTTATATAGGAGGAGCTCTTTGATGTCGTCGCAGATCGAACTAATCTGAGCTTGGGTTTCATTGAGTGGCATTAGAGTAGTTTGATGAACGACCAATTAAGCCAAGCATACGATATCGACAACCGTCGTGCAGGTACATATACTCGCAAACCTGGACAACCGATTCAAGCCGAAGATAACGAAGCTGCCAAAGACTTTCTTGCCCAGTTTGTGGAGGCAAAACGCGATAAAGCGAACCCAGATATGACGGTAGAGACCGCATCAGAAGGGAGATTTGACTTCGGATACGACGGAACCTTTAGAAACCTTTTCAGGGCTAGGTGACGACTCTTCCAAGATCGGAAAAGACGTCCACAAAATGATCAATTTGGTTGAAACCAAACTCCATTTTGGGTAGGTAAATGAAGTAGCCCCAATACATGGGCTGTTTGTGGGTGAAGTACTTTCCCCCGTGGATAAGATGAGCCCTTTCCTTAGGGAAGCAGATTGGGAAATCCCAGATCTCTGGGCAAGATCTGAGCATTTCGGGGTAGATCGTATAAAAGATAGCCTCGGGAATGTTCCTCAGCTTCCACTCCCGTAGCAAACGCCGAAACCAGATCACCGATGGCGTGCCTCCATGCGAGCCTCCCCTGGCGCTCCACCGCCAAGTTCCGCGTTTCTTGCTGAAGGAGCAACGGCCATAAGTCGGTGGAAAGAGGTAAGTCTTGCCCTTCCAAGGCTCTTCGATGTTCAGGCCGTCGTCATCCAGGTTGTAGATCTTTCGAGCCTGGAGAAATTGCTGGTTGGCATCATGCGTTGAGCACGGGTCCAGATCAATCTCCCCAAGCACAGTGCGAATATGCGGCAGGTACTCGATCGGCGTAAGCCAATCGTCCTTGACGTGGAAGATCTTGCCTTGGATGTGGCGAAGAGACTTCCAACTCCGCTTTTTACTCACAGCATGAGGAATTCGCTGTTGACATCATCGTGCTTGTAGTGGACAAGCGCAAGCTCGTTCTCGTCTTGAATCAGGAACAACGACTCCCTGGCAGGATCAATTTGTTCTGCGCGACGGATTGCACCCTGAAGAACCTCGCAAACGCTCTCCTGATCCCGATAGTCATCAAGAGCTGAGATCAGGGCGTCCACCGTGAGATAGAACATGCTCTCCTTGTCGTCAGCCGTTGGCTTGAAGACAACGACCCCTGGACCCTCGAAGCGGTAAAACTTCTCGAAGTACTCGCACATATCAGCGCAGATACGTTCGATAGTGAGCTTCATTAAGGTCTGCTCAGTCTCCCCAGTGCTGTTCAGCATCATTCGGGCGAGAAGCTTGTTACGTCGGCTTGTCATGTTCGACTCCAGATGATCAATTTTAGCAAGGTTGAAGAGCGGAACTGTCTTTTTTCTCTTCGTTTAACTTAATAAAATGACTCAACCCAGAGCGCTTTAGGGTTTCCAGTAACTTAGGGAGCGGTTTATACAACACGACTGCCTTCTGCATGTTTCCAATTTTCTTAATAAGCTTGCCATTCTCGTCCCGCAGCTTGGTGAGCTCACCTTGACGGATTAGGTATTCCGCGACACAGCGATACCTGCGTTTCTCGGCAAGGTTAATGTCTGGATACCGATCGCAGATGGTGCTGATCTTCATGTCACTGAAAGTGATCCGGATCTGATCAGCAAGTGACAGGCCGAGAACAAGATCAGAAGTACTCGTCTCGTAGCTACAAACAAGCTCCAGATACCGCCTCAAATCAGGGGTTTCGAAACTTCCTGAGGGTGGGATAAACATCTCCACCTGCTGAGCGAGTGAAGGAACTAGGATCTCTTGGTAGTTTTCGATCGTTACTGTGCTGATGTCTAAATCTACGAATCGGTAACTCTGATAGGAGTTCGCGGTGGAGGGATCGGGCTCGAAATTCGTCCGGTCCAGGACATCTAGCCAGTCCTCTTCTGGAGACGAAGTCATTCGAGAACGGAGTCTTGGTAAAGCTTAGCGACTTTTTTATATCCGTCCCATTGTCTCTGGTGTTCCAAGATAAGGACGTATTCGTAGTAGTCCCTGATGACGCTGAAATGCTCTTTAAAACGTATGCTCTTGAACCATTGAGGGCCGTGAGTTTCTGTAAGCCGTTTTTTGGCCTTTTCAGTACATCCTCCGTAGTTTTCAGCTTCCCATAAGGATTTTGCGAACGTCTTCTGTTGATTGGTCATGAGCTGCTCCAGCTCCTTCATAGACAGATCAGAGATCAATTCGCTAAACTCTTGAATAAAAGGGTATTCATTTCCATGCGGCGCTCCATCACCTACGCAGAGCTGTTGTTGGTGCTGATTCTTGCCCCCGTCGGGTTCTACGCTGCCCAACATATGTACGGGTTTGTGACAGATAGAATCAGTATAGAAATTAAGTATAAATAGGCAATGGGTGGACGCGCACCGAGTTATACACCCCCAACAATTATGATGCCGAAGCCGACTGCGCCTCGGCAGTATCGGACTTTTGTGCCTCAAGAGAGCTATCAGGATCTCGCGGAGTTCGGCAAGCGTTTAGATGCCCAGACTCAAGCTCTTGCTGAAGAGCGGCGGATGGAAGTTGGTAGCTCTGCGGAGCTGCGTGAGCGTGAGAAGCTTCGTCAGTTCCAGGAAAAGGCTTCTTACCTGGCGTCCCTACCTGGTCAGATGAAGGACCCCGGTTTCATGGGTGTAGCCATGGGTCAGGATGAGCGGCCAGCTGCACAACAGACTGCTCTTCCTTCCACCTTCCAGCAGGGTGGCATGGCTCCCGCCCTAGAAGCAGGTAAAGAAGGCTTTGCCGCTGCAAAAGAAGCCTTCAAAAAGGCTCAAGCACAGAAAGCCAAGAAAGACCCCACCGCCGATCAGCCTGAGTTTGACCCCTCTTGGGCTAAGCGTGGTGATGAGGTCTACGCCATGAAGAACCTGGGCGAGATCAAGTAATAGAACTAGTTACAGAACCAAAGTCAAGGAAGCTATCTATATCATCCGTCACTGATTCAAAGTTCAGGGATTCTTCGACTGGCTCGTCAACAAAACGCCAGTCGATGATGTTGACGTTGATTGTGATTGAATAAGTGGTTTCTATATACCTAATATCGTTAGTTATTAGGAATAGATAATCGCCTTTGGGCAGTGTGGTGGTTGGATAGTCTTCGAGCCTGAGCTCTTCTTGGTTGTAGTCAATCGAGCTCTCAGGCGATACATAGCCGAGGTCGTTGATCGGGAGCTCAGTCCGACGCCCATCCTTCTCAAGGCGATAGAAGGCAAGGAGCGTGTTCCTGTTGGTCTCGCGCTCGTAGCTGAATTGGCTCAGGTCCTGGGTGAATTGGAAAGACCGAGGACCTCTGGTGGAGATCTTGTAGAACGTCGTCGTCTTGCGGCTCAGGCCACCGTGAGAATTTCTCAGCGTGAGCGTGCGAAATGGAGAAGTGAAATCGCCCAGATCAATAGGAGTATAGAGGCTATCTCCAGGCTGTGCAGGGAGCGGATCAGAGCCGAAGTAGGAGGTTGGACCATAAGCAGTAGGTCCTGTACCTCCGGTAGGATAAGCTTCGACAGTTCCAAAGTTAACAAAACCTGAATTGCTAGGGATTGTCGTTAGAAATCTGGCCATCTTCAGACATTAATCCGGTATAAAGACCGTTAGTCCTTCCGGATTGTTGATATTTTTCTTCCATAATTATAGCCCGCTCAGGATAGAAGCCTTCATCGACCATTGTCTCGATAACTTCGTAGCTATGACGCTTCTCAAGGCAACGCAATTCAAGCTTGGCTTCATCCTCAGAGTCGAACCACTGGCTCCACTCTGCGACCCCGCCGTACGAAACCATTGCCGCGTACTGACGAGTAGGGAGATGGAAGTTACTCGGTAAAACCTGGCTGGTTTTTTGAGTTGGCTTCCTTGAAGTGCTCGAAGATGTTGACATAATTAAGCTGAATGTTCTCAATCTTAGAGGGAGCAATCACATCGTCAAGCCCACGGGCTTCAAGATGTAATGGATTACAGCAGTATTTTTGGCAACCTTTCTTTGTATGTATCCGATACTTCCCAACAAAGCCACGGCTCAACCAAAAAGCAACCCTCATCGCTGATTGAGTCGCTCCTGAGTGGACGGGTGAAGGGCAGTAGGCAACCGACTCAGTGCCACCTTTCTTCGTGGCTCCAAGCCAGGGCCAACATTCGTCCTCACCACGCACGTCGACTTGGTCCCAGAACCGCTTGACGGTCCAATACCAGCGGTAGTCGAACTGGGTGACGTCAACTGTGCAACGCCCCTGCTTGAGCTCCTCTAGGCAGTCCAGGCACTCACCCATGTGGCCGAAATGGCCCTTGTGCTCCTTCGTGCCGTTGCGGTGCCAGGGGCACTCCATCTCGTTGGCCATGTGGTAGTCGAGTTCGTACCGGCGAACCTCTGCTGGGTGGCTGAGAGCGAGCTTCTGCAGCACGGCATCAAGGTTGTCCCAACCTTCGCTGAGGTTAGGGCCGCTTAGGGGTTCTGGCATCCCATCAAAGGTGTAGCCTCTGCGAATTTTTCTTACTCTTTGATACGAAAGGTTGAATCTGCGAGCGACTTCCTTATTGGAGAGTCCGTGGTCCACAGATCTGATCTTCGTAACCAGGTCCGGGGTAAGGGCGTCGCCGTTCCTTTGGTTCGTTTCAAGTCGTACGTCGGCCATTGTCCCGTAGTAGTAGTGCGACGGGTTGAGGCAAAACTTGCAATCGCAGACGTGCCTGCGAACAATCACTCGGTTCTCTTCATCGGGGTATTGACCGATCATCGCCAGGAGAAAAGGCCTGGCGTCCAACGTTTTGTAGAACAGATGGTTTCGTTTGCTGTTGACGAAACCAGAAAAGATGTTGTGCCTGGACTTGTTGAGGTCCCAGCAGGAGTTCTTTCCAGAGATCTTCATCAGGACCTGGAAGGCCTTGGCGAAAACGATGACGTCAGGGGGAATCAGGCCGTTGTCGCGAAAGAATTCCAGGGTCTCCATGAGGGGGATTTGGGGGTAGGGCCGTACCGTACCCAGAGAACCCAGTCGTGTCAACGGTTCTCGTTGCGTCCACCAAACATGATTTTAAAACGTCCTTTTTACTTCTTTCTATAGAGAGGGGGTCTAGGTCATTGTGCGTTCATTTTTTATCCCACAATCCCCTAGACCCCTTTCCTATACGTCTAAATAAAAACCCGGTTCTAAAACTATGTTTGGAAGACGCAAGGCCAAATCCCTTGCAGCGCAAGCGTTTTCTGTGAGGCAGAACTACTCCGTGCGGGGTTGCCCCTCACTTCGTTGTTAGCCAGATCTACTCTTTCACACGGTTCAGTGTGTGATAGTCCTCGAACATCTGAGCAAAGTGCATAGCGCTGTAAATATCTCTCGAGTATTTGCATACGGAACCGGTGGAGGAGCAGCTTCTGTATTCCGGATAACTTGGACTGTTGTCTACTTCGACTGTCGAACCTTTCGGGAAAACCTTTAGCAGTTTCATTGATCTGATAGCCAATGTTACTATTGTAGAAAGGCTATTTTGAAGGAAAGTGGGTCAGTACGTTTCTCGAGAGGGAAGGCAACTCTATAAAGCTGACGACGGAAAGCTCTATGAAAGTTTCTCGGCAGCTGTCCAAGCAGGTGTTGAACAGTCATGGAGAAACCCGTTAGGCGAAGGCACTGTGCGCGCAGGTGAACTTGGCAAAAGGGCTGATTACGCTGCGGAACAAGCCAGGCAAAGAGGTGCTCGCGGGATATTGCCTGAACTAGGTATTACTGAATATGTCGACCAGTTTTTGAAAGATTTGGTAACATTAGGTTCTTACAACATCTCAAGTCAGTATGGAGGCGCTCCCGAAAGTGATCCCTTTAAAGGTAAGCCTGTAACTGTTGATGATAGTCAAGAGCCTCCAAAGAAAACAACCCTAGAACCCACGCGAGATCGTGCTCCCGTAAAAGCAGTTGAGCCGGACGCCGCAACCCTGGCTTTAGGTAGTCAATTGCAGCTCGACAAAGCAGGGACGAGTAAGGATCTGGTCAAGATGTATGCAGCCCAGCGTTCGGCGGGTCAGTACAACATGCCTGAGATCCAAAGGATGTACATGGAACAAGGGCGCCCCGATCTGGCCAAGTGGGCGGAAGCCAACCCCGATTTGGCGCAACGCGAGTACATGAAGTCCATCCAGAAGATGGGTGCTCGCCCTGAGGGTGAGGAGTTGATCGAGGCCTACGGCGGCGGTGAGCCGAAAGAAGGGGAAGAAATTATTGATGCAGTGAACTTCCTTAAGAAAAAAGCAGGACTTCAAAAATGATGTACAATCCCGCAGGTTTTGATGACACCGATCTGATTTCAGATCCCCAGGCCCGTCAACGGGCGCTTCCCGGTGGTTACGCCAACCAGGGCGAGATGGTGAGTGCTCCTTACCGTCAGGCAAACATGGCTGCAGCCGAGAAAACCAATGAGATGAATGCCATCTCTCAAGAGCCTGGCAAGGCGTTTCTCGATCAGTACATGCAGAAGGCCGGAGCAGAGCAAGGTGAGACTGCCTTCAATCCGTTCAAGTACTTCGGCGGTCAGGCTATGGAGCAGGGCGACAAAGCACGCCGTGGACAGTTAGAAGAGGAGCCTGATACTGGCCTTGGGGCTGCTAACAGCATTCTTCGTGCACGGCAGAAGCAGATGGAACAGCTGCGTCAGATGGGGTATTGATCATGGGTGACAACGACTTTCCGCCAGTCATGGCCAATGGAGGCCAGTTCCTGAGCGGTTACATGAAGCGCAAAGGTCTTTACGAGGAGCAAGGGACTGATATCCCTGGTGGTTCCATGCGTTATGTGGTTGAGCAGCAGCTCGGTGGACCCTTGACCGGTGAAGTGGAGATTGCGGGGCAGATCCGCAGCCTGCCGGGTGCGACGCCTGCTAATGCGATCATCAAGGCTCCGCACATCGACTCTCCTTATATGGATAAACTGCTCGAGCGGGGCTTCAAGCGTCCAAACCTTCCTGCAAAACCCCAGTCTGGTCCTCAACTTCCAGGTTTTGTCTGATCATGCCTACCCAACGTATCAAGGCTTACCTTGAGTCGCTTGCCCGTTTTCTCCGGAATCAAAAAGATTACGACGACTTCGAGTATGGCACCGAGGTGATTCCTGGCGATAAAACTTGGGTCAAAAAGAAAGAGGACAGGAGCTAGCCCTGATCCTCTCGAAGAAAATCTAGTTTCATCACAGGCTCGAACACGTTGATGGGGTCCTTTTTCCCCTCAGTGATCGCCTTTGCTCTCTTGTAGTAGTCGTTGTCGGTTGCCCCGACCTCCTCAAGATGCTTGTAGATCTTCGCCCAGTTCTCCCTCTGATGCTTGTCCATTGGACTCCTGTTGACGGTTTTCCGGGAGAATGGTCGGAGC